CGCTATTTATCAACCCGTCAGGCGACGCGCCTAACCAGTCCGCATATGGCGCAAAGGCTAGTTGCGTTACCTCGTTCCCCGTTTCCATTTCGTACTCCACAAGCGCACCGGCTTCGTGAAATGTGCCGTATTCCGTAGCGACGTTGCCCACAAATTCCGACGGCATCCCGTGCATTGAGCGCACAAGGCTGCGAAACCCGTCCGCCTCGCTTGTATGCGGTGACATCCCAAGCAATGCCCCAGCCCCGCTTGCCGTGATCCGCCCGGCCCGCGCCGCAAACCATTCTGGTGTCCGCTGTTCCATCACCACTTATCCCCAAATACTTTTGCAAAAGCTGCGTTTAATATCGTGTCCATTTCTTCGCGTGTCATTTTGTTTTCCTTTGTTTTTTAGTATGCGTCCCAACCTTTTGAGCGCATAAAGTCAAAGACTTTTCCCCACTTGTCATCGTCGTCTAAAGACATAAAGTGATTGAATTGATCTGCCTCCTCGTTATGTGCTTCTCTCATTTCGTTATCTTTTTGCTTTATGTGTGTGTCGCATAGGCCAAAGCCGCCATTTTTGTGCGGTTCTTTGCAAACACTGCAATACTTCCTAGACATATTTTTCCCCCAATTTTGCTGTTGACCAACGGCGCGTTAGTTGCGCGCCGCTGGTTTTGTTGGGTTAAACTTAAAACGGTATTTCGTCGTCTGCTAAGTGTTCGGCTCCTGTGCCACCATATCTGCCTCCGCTTGCGGTCGCTTGACTTGTCTTTGGTAGGGGTTCGTTGCTAATCTGCAACGGCTTGTCAGACGGCGAAACAGCGCTAACCCAATTCCCCGCCATGTCAGATCCGTCGCTGCCTTTCATTGACCAGACCATTAACTTGACGACCATTGGTTTGTTAGAAAGGTGCAGCGTCAAGGTTTCATCCGTCGGCTGTTCGCCGGTGCGAGTAAGGTTTCCGCCCGCGTTTGCGTCAATGGCCGCCAGCATACGCCGCGCCTTGTCGCGCTTGGCCTCGGCTTTGATGTCGTCTTTGGCGTTTGGATCAAAATCAGTGACCCACAATTTATGGAACACCTTGCGGCCCTTAACGGCTTCGGGGGCCATAACAGACCAACGCAATTCAATATATGCGGGGCTGCTTTTGTCGTCTTTGTCTTTGTTGGCCCATTTTGCTTGGTCAATGATTGCCAACACGTCCGAATTGTTCGGGATTGGTTCCATTGATCCGCCGGGGATCTCGTATTCTTTTGATGTATCGGCTGCGGTTTGACCGTCTGATAAATCCCAAAAACTCATTGTGCTGTTTCCTTGTTTTCTGTTTCGGTTGTGGTTTCGGCTGTGTCTGAATCTGGCGCGGCAAATCCGGTCTGCGGGTCGCCTGTCGGGATAAACGCGGCAAGCGGGTTGACGCCCAACTTGACAGGCACGGGCTGCGTAATGCCATATGCGTTCTTTGACACGTTGTTTGCTGTCAGGTGGCAAACCAGTTCGCGCCCGTCCATGCTGATCGCCCGCTTGCGCTCACCTTCATCGCCTTTGACAACCATCTGTTGACGTAAGAACCCAACGGCGTCCACGTCGTCAATATATGGCGGCAGCGATTTATGATGCGTCATACGCAAAGAATAGCGCGAATAGTCTTCACCGTCTGGCGGTGACACGTTGCCGATTTCTGCGTGGGCAATGAACACAACATTCATTCCGCGTTTTTGGCGCAGGTGTTCTGCGGCCTTGCGCACCCGCTGATGCATTGACGACAGCGCGTTAAAGCCTGCACCATAACCACCAAGGCAGGAATTTAGCGCCTTTGCTTTCGGGTCGCTTTTCAGCACGTCCTGCACAAAGATACGGTCGAGCGCAGACACGGTGTCAAAAACGACCGTTTTGTAATCGTGTTCATCGCGCAATAATGCAATGATCTGTTCCCAAAGCTGATCGGAATTTTCAATCAGCGGCAACGCGCTTGGGCGAAATGATGCGGGGATGCGCGCCACACCATCCTCGGCTCGAATAAAGATGGGCTTGGGAAATGACGCTGCAAGGCTGCTTTTGCCTGTGCCTGCATCACCGCAAATTGATATGACTTGCGGTCCCGATGTCGGCACTGTTGCCTGATCTAAGATACTCACTTTGTTTTTCCTTTGTTTGGCGCATTGGCCCGTGCGGCGGGTTCGCACTTTTATCCCGCAAATCAGGTATTGCACTTAATGCCAGTGATGTGCAATACCTAATTTAAGGAATACAGCAAACAAAGGTGCAATATGCTATATCTAGATGAAATAAAAGCGAAACTACAAGATCGTGTGCTTGTAAAGGTATCAGTTGCCACGGGCCTGTCGGTTAAAACAATCGCAGACATTCGCGACGGCAAGCAGGCAAGCCCGCGCTACGCCACTATATCTGCCTTGTCCGATTATTTGTTGGGGGTGCGCCCATGACCCGCAAGCAAGACTTAGAGGCGTTGCACGATAAGGTGGCGGCGGAAAGGTGGGAAAACGACGGAACAGCATTTGATTTGTTTGGCGTTAAGTGGCTGCATTGCTTTGACGCTTACCACGGCTCACTAGACGCGGCCAAGGCACTGCATGATGAGGTGTTGCCGGGGTGGGGTTGGGAAACGTCTCACCTTCTAAAGGCTCAAGTGTACCACATGGAATGTTATTCACCTATATTCGGCGCGCAATTAAATAACCCCGCCCGCGCATGGCTGCTGGCAATCTTGGCCGCATTAATTCAAATGGAGGTTGACGGATGACCATAACAAAGGAAAGGCGCGCGGAATTGCTATGGCTTGGCCTAAGTGATTGCGCAACGATTGACAAAAAAACAGCCGTGTTGACGGTTTCGGAATGGTTGCAACATCATGGGGCCAGCTTTCCAGACGTGTCTATGTTTCCCGAACAGGTCCGGCGTGACGCAATGTTTTGGGCGGATCTTGCAAGCCCGGACGAACTGGCCGCATACTTTCTTGCGTCGGCGTTGAAATTAAAAGAAACTGAAATGACAACAAAGCAAACAAAAATCACAATGGCGGAATGTTTTCGGCGTCTAAGCGACGACGACAAAGCCGCGTTTATAAATTGGGCAGGTGCGCAGGTATGACTGACAGCAACATATGGAACATGGCGGACTATGCGCCAAAGGGTGAAAAAGAGTTTGACGAAAGGAAATATGACAGTGACGCAGAAAAGCGGATCGCGGCAATCGCAGAATATGACGCAATTACGCTGAAAACGGATCAAGACTTTGGGCTCGTGCAAGATGAATTCCGCAGCCCGCCCGAACACGTCGAGGTTGACGACGGGCTAAACATGCCGCTTGACGTGTCGGCGGTCGATCTGCTAACTCCGCCGGGCTTTGTCGGTCAGGTGGTTGACTGGATTGACAGCCAGTGCCGCTATCCGCGCAGGCGCTTGGCCGTTGCGTCTGGTCTATGCGCAATCGCTAACATCGGCGGCATGTCACATGAGGACGAATTAAACGCGGTCACAGCAAACATGCTGGCCTTTTGTGTCGCGGCGTCATCCACGGGGAAGGAAGCCGTTATGCAGGCTTTTACAGAACTGCACATCGCGGCTGGTATTCAAGGCGCATTGCAAGGCGGCATTAAGTCGGAACAAGAAATCACGCGAAATCTGATCGAACACCAAGCCGCGTTTTACAACATCGACGAAATTGGCATATTTCTTGGCAAGGTTCGCAACGCACAAAAGCGCGGGGGGGCGTCTTATCTCGAAGGCGTATTTGCGATCATTATGAACGCCTATTCAAAAGCAAACAGTCGCTTTCTTTTAAGCGGTGACACAAAGCGGGAATTGCGCAAGATATATGTGGGCCAGCTATCCAAGGCGCAGGACAATGACGACACGGACAGGATCAGGGAGGCCGAACGCATGTTAAGCATGATTGACAGCGGGCTTGAGCGTCCGTTTTTGTCGCTGATCGGGTTCACAACGCCCAGCACATTCGACGGCATTATGGACGGCGAAACCGCCACCCAAGGTTTTGTCGGGCGCGCCATTATTGTGAACGAGCGAGACATCAACCCGCGCGCGCGCAAGGGGTTCAAGCGCAAAGAAATGCCGATGATGATGGCAGGCCGTTTGGGCGTGCTATACGGTAACGAGGGCGCGCGGGTTGAACACGCGGGCAAACGGTTTTTGGTCAAGACGGACGACGACGCCGCCGCTGCGTTGGTCAACATCAACGAATGGCTGATCGACTATGCGGATCACATGGGCGAGAAAACGGGCGAGGCGTCTGTTGCAATGATCCGACGCGGGTACGAACTTATCGCGAAGGTCAGTTTCATTCTTGCAATCCCAGACGGGCGCAGGACGATTGAGCATGTGCGCTGGGCGCTGGCTTATGTGAAAGACGAAATGGATTTCAAAGTCGCGCTGGTTTTTGCAAACGACAACCAAAAAGACAAGCCGCAAGAGGCATTGGCGGCGCGGCTGATGGGCTATATTGATGCGGACACAGGGGCGTCAACAAACGTCTTGGCGAACAGATCAAGGGTTGATAGACTGACAATTGAGACCATGATGTTGGATTTACAGGCGCGTGGAATGGTCAAAAAAGAGGCGACCGGGCGGAAACACAAAAAGGTTGAAGTGTTTGTCTGGAAAACCACCTGAGATTTGATTGTCTTGCAAAATGCGATAAAGCGGGGCTATTGCCTCGCTTTTTTTGTTTATGGCTTCCACTTTTACACACGGCATTGCATACTTTACACACTATAATAAAGTTTAAACCGTTGTTTATAAACAATAAATCTGACTTTTACACTTTTACACATTTATCACCCTTAGACTGATAAAAGGAGCCAGAAAAGAGACTGAACGATCTTTCTAATTATATATATATATATATAGATATATGTATAAATGTATAAAAGTGGCTTTTTCTCTTTTGTTTTCTAGGTCTTAACTTTTATCATGTATGTGTAAAACTTGTGTAAATGTGTAAAAGTCAAATAACCGCAGATTAGGGGTTGTCGTGACGCGACGCATGGCGTAGGGTGATTGTAGAAGTTAAGACGAACACAGACACAAGGGACCAGATCAATGACAACTTTCACTGTACGCATCCAAGGCAACCGCACTGAGTTCAACACCTTTGCAAAAGCCAAGACCGC